CGCACACTCGTGAACTGCGATCACCGCACACTGCGCGTTACAATCGTGAAGCAGCCATTGCATCTGCAATGCGCAACAAAGAATGGGAGTTTGCTTAATGCTTAATCTATCATCAAAAGAACTAGACACACTCAGCGACAAGCTGGGTGTGGAACTATCACCACATGCACACATGGCTATTGCAGACGCAATTAAGTCAGTGAATCCTAACTTTAATGCAGACAAGTTCTTAGCTCGTTGCATGCAATCATGGGAGGACAATCATCTTGCCCCACTCAACGACGAAATACCCTACTGAAACCGTGGCTTGTCCTGAATGCCTGGGCGATGGTCAGCTAACATATGAACGTCCTGAAAAGCGTTTGAGCTATGACCTGCCTCAAAGCCTTGAAGAATACAAAGATACTTGTTGGAACTGCAAAGGCTCTGGCGAAGTAGAAGTTGACTATGATTTTGAATGAAAGGTTTGATATGAAAATCACAAGAAGAAGTCCTTGGTCTAACAAACTAAATACTATCGAAGTAGATATTACTCAAGACCAACTAAATGAATTAAAAAGCGGCAAGCATATAAAAGAAGTAGCACCAGATTTGCATGTATCAATGCAAGAGTTTGTAGCTAATGGCTTTGTGCCTAATGACTGGTTAGATATGTTTAAAGATGATCTTGCAAAGGTTGACAGCAAACAATAATAACTGCATCAATGCAGTATGAAACCATACTTTTCACAACTGCAAGTATTAGCTAATGAGCTAAACGTACCTTTGCTCGACGCATTTGCACGAGCAGAGGTTCCAACTTCTACTTACTATCGGTCAGTCAACGGAACAACAGAGATGCGTTACGACACAGCTTGTCGTATCTACAAGGCAATCTATGAAGAACACTCGGCTGTCTCAAAACTACGATCAGCTAATCAAGATGCTGGTGAAAGCGAGACACGAAAAGAAACTGAGTCAACCCGACTTAGCTAAGATCATAGGCTGCACCGAATCTCTGATTCATAAATGGGAGCAGCACAAACGTGTTCCGTCTGGCTTCTTCTTAATGTGTTGGCTTGAGGCACTAGACTATGACATCGAAGTCAAAAAGAAAAAGACAAACGATTAACTGTATTGCGTGTGGCACAATCACTGAGTGGTTTGTTGCCATACTAAAGCGCAAGCATCGTGGCACAATGGAGAAGCATTGGTTTGTTTGTCTTCATTGCTATGAGGAGGACAGATGGCAAACCGTAACAAGTCAAAAGGAACTTACCACGAAAAGTGGTTCGTGGACTGGCTCAACAAAATCAAAGCGAAGATCGAAGCGAAACGCGTCCCCCTCTCAGGAAGCTTGGGAGGCGAGTATTCAGGGGACATCCACCTCTTCATCAACGGACGAAAGCTGGTAGGTGAAGTTAAGTACAGAGATACGTCTAACTTCCCCAGTCCCTTCAAAGTATTAGAAGGCAGAGACATTGCCTTTTACAAACGGCGGCGAGGCAAGCCGCAAACATTAGTCATAATGACTGGCGAACAGTTCCAAAACATAATGGAGGACAACCATGGAATCGCAGAACAAGATGATAAAAGCACACCTTGAATTAGGTAAAACTATTACTGCTGTTGAAGCATTAGAAAAGTTTCAATGCTTTCGACTAGCATCACGCATCAATGATCTAAAACAATCTGGCTATCCAGTAGATAAAGTCATGGTCAAAGTGCCAAGCGGAAAGCATGTAGCTTTATATTTTAAGGTGGTATCATGAAAGCAGTAGGTCGTGCAGTAGAGGATGACGTTTGGGCAGCAAGCGTCAACCGTCCATCCCACAAAATATATGAAGAAGATCGCAAGGCACAAAAGGAACGCGCCAAATCATGGCAACCAGACAGCTTGCAAGTCAACGCAGAGCGCATCAAGCGATGTGAACTTGTAGGCGTAGAGTATCTCTGGGGTCGCCGTGCTGTGCAAATGATTAAGCTTGGTATGATCCTCGAAGAAACGCTTAACGCTCATCGCAAGTCGTACATGGATGAGTACAAAGAACTGTACTCAGAACACCAATACAACATTCACATTGGTGATCTAACATCCAGACATGAGGCAGCAACAGAACAATATAACTTGCCTTAGCTGCACATATGCAGTAGACTCAAAAGAAAAAAGGAGAACACAATGAACCGCAAAGGTTTCATAGGCGGCAGCGACTGCGTTAAAATTATGAATGGTGAATGGTACGAGCTATGGCAAGTAAAGACTGGTCGTTCTGAATCTGATGATCTGTCTAACAATTTGCCAGTGCAGCTTGGTACATTCACCGAAGACTTCAACCTGCAATGGTTTGAAAAGCAACATAACGTAGTGCTTGCCGCGCATCAAAAAGAATTTATTAGCAAGATCGGCGAGGTGCCAGTCAAAGGCACAATAGATGCTGGTGTTCGAGGTGAACGCAACATCGTTGAAGCCAAGCACACCAATGCCTTTACTAATATGGACGAACAGATCGGGCGTTACATGCCACAGATACAGTTGTATTGCCACTTGGCAAACTGTGAAGGTGCCTACCTCTCTGTAATTTTTGGTAATAGTAAATGGGAAAGCGCACATGTCGCATACGATGAAGAGTATTTCAATTCAATGTGGGCAGTGGTGTCGGACTTCTGGGGTTACGTTGTTCGCGATGAAGAGCCAATTGGTATTGACACACCGAGCATCTCAATTAACCAAATCAAGGTTGACGATATGGTCGTACGAGATGCAACACTCGACAACCAGTTCGTCGACGCAGCCGTTACTTACATTAATGGTATCGAACACAACAAAATCTTTGAGGGAGCCAAGAAGCAATTAAAAGCTATGGTCGGAGATAATGAGCGTGAAGTTTACTGCGATTACTTAACAATCAAACGCGACAAGCGCGGCTCACTAAGGATTACAAAGCGATGATTGGCGTATATGCATTTGTGCCTAAAGGCAAATTAGACCCCATGTATATTGGTCACTCTATAAATGTTCAGAAAAGAATAAGAGAACATTTTAGAAATGATAGGCCATTCACAACATCATCATGGATTTTGTACCAACCGTTTGAAACTAAGGAAGAAGCGTATCTAAATGAACAGCTTTTAATTTATAAACATAAACCATGGTACAATAAAACATTTAAGAGAAGGCAAATAATCCCAACACCTTGTGAATGTGAAAGCATTGATGATGTATTAACAGGGTATGAACATCCACCTTGGAGAACAACAAGTGTGGCATTGGACGCATACTACAAACACAAAAGAGAACTATGGAAAAAGGAGAACACCAATGTCTAAAAACATAGTAAGCCTATTAATCAAGGCGCGTAAAGATATACAGCCACCTGCAAAGACTGGCACCAACCCACACTTTCGCAGTCGTTATGTAACGCTGGAAGGTTGCATCGAAGCAGTGACACAGCCATTGGCTAATCACGGCTTCTTTCTTAGCCAACAAGTATCTGCCAATGAGCATGGCTCGTTTGTAGATACTATCCTTATGCATGAAGACGATCCTACTTGGGAGATGGTTTCTCATGTGCCACTTGTACTTGGCAAGAATGACATGCAGGGATTGGGCAGTGCCATTACCTACGCTCGTCGGTATGGCATTATGTCTTTACTTAATCTTCCTGCAGAGGATGACGATGGCAATGCAGCCTCGCGCTCAAGCGGCCCCCCAAGAGGCCAAGCGCAGAGCAGCGGAGGCGATGCTTGGTAATGCTTACAAAGGTGGTAAAGAAACTCTGGAAAGGTGAGTATGTTTCAATAAGAGATTATGAGGCGGAGGCCGCAATCAAACAAGGCGGCCTCAAGCTTATACACAATAACAAGATTATGTATCTTGAGCCTTTTCAAATTGAAAGCTTAAAGCCATCAAGCAAAGTTTTTAAATCTAAAACAGGAGGAAGAGATTACCAACTAATAGATATAAAATTCCTACCAGACGATCCTCGTCAAGATAAACTTATTTAGCTAAAGGAGCCAGAAGCATGGCAGAATATGACAATACAAATGATGGCGTGGCATTCCCACCTTTTGAAGACATGAAGATGATCTTGCAAGGCAAGATGAATGTTGAGGGCAGAGAAGGACGCTATGCAATTGTTCGTCGTGAAACCAAAGGTGGACGTGAGATCATGGAAGTCTACGAAAAAGTTGGTGTAATGTTTAAACAAGAAGGTGGCAAAGAAGGTGCGCCTGATTACACTGGTAACATGTACAACATGCAAGACAAACAGCAGCCGTGGACTGACCCACATCCCAACCGCAGAGTAGCGGGATGGCGTAGAATGAAAGATGGTAAGCCATACATGTCATTCAATATCTCAGAGCCACAAGGCAAAGCTGCATCACAAGCCTTGAAAGATGATGACATTCCCTTTTAAATAGAGATGTTCTCCGTGGGAGGTACACACTGCCTGTTCATCGCAGATTTTGCCTCAGCCTCCCACTAAACTAGCCAGCCTTCGGGCTGGCCTTTTTTTCAAAGGATGAAACAATGGTTAATGTTGTGGACGTTGAGATCACATTGGACAATTTCAAAAGAGCATTTAAGCGCGACCCAAATCAAGCAGAAGTTGCAATGATGATGAAGCTCAAGGCACTCAAACAAGAGAAGCAAATCAACACTGGCAACACTGGCAACACAATGGATCGCAGCAAGAAAAGCCAAGCGGCTGCGCTAAAGCTAGGGCGAGAAAAGAAAAAGCAAAAGACAGAAGTAAAGATCAGCCCACAAGCAATGAAAATAAACAAGATGCTAAACTATGGCCTGACACCAGAGCAAGCAGCCGATGTATTAGATAAAGATGTACTTGCTGTACGGAACTGCATGTATCGCTATCGCTTACCCCGTAAAAGTGTAGTGCTTGATGATAAGTTTGTTCAGCATTCAGAGAGTGGGATGTAATCGTGTGGGCGGAGCTATGTGTCGGGCTATAGCAGTCTGATACAACCAACAAAAACTGATAGTATCAACCGCCCACCAAGACAACTTATCAAAACAAAAGGAGAGCGCAATGGAAACTTACTTTATATTTACAATAGCTTATGTGTTAAATGGATACCCAATGGAATCCAATATACTACTCGAAAGTAGTGCCAAGTGTCAGGAAGTCATTCGTGCCAGTGAAGAAATATCAGATGTATTGCCAGCCGATTTGTTTTGCAAAGATACTGGTATATTATCTAAGTCTATACGCCCTAAACTTAGGCCATCAGCTCAAAGTGAGGGCCATCAAGAAACGGACGTCTGCCCTCAGAACGACGAAGGTCAATGTAAGCATTCATAGCATCTTCAGCCGAGCCTTTATACGCGCGTATGTCACCCTCGCTCCACGCTGCACCCCACTTAATCGACGCGCCAGTTTCTTTGGCAGCCGCTGCCATCGCATCACATATTTCGTCATAAACATTTAACTCCCAAACAACATCAGAACCTTGATATGCAACAAGATCAACTGCATGAGAGTATTCATCTGACTGTGGGATATGTTTACTATTCATAGTTTGAGAGCGACCAGTAGCCACAAGCTTCTTTTGCTCTTCAACTGTACGCAAGCCGCATGTCACACCAAAGTCAACGCGCGTTAGTTTAATAGCTAACTTCACAGTCTCAACCATGTCGGAACGAACACCATTCAATCTATTAAGACTGCGCTTACTTAAATTAAAACTCATTTCTTTAACCCTCTCATAGTACGGATTCCAAACGATGCAGCTATGGAAGCATACATTCCCCATTGAACCCATAACGGTGTTGTCTCCAGATTAGCAAAGCCTTGTGCCATTGTATCTTGCAATGAAGGAATGAAGTTGGCACATAATATTAAAACAAAAACTATAGTCCAAAGTTCGTCTTTCCAGCTTTCCTTACTGGCTTCGATGGCAGACTGTTCCCAATCAATTTCACCAGTCAACTGTTTCTTTTTAATCTCAGCTTCTGTCAGCTTAATCGCTGTCTTGCTGTCAATATAGGATTTGGCTAAGCCACCTAAGCTAGATACTATTTGTCCAATCATGAGCCACGATCCGTCTTAGCTTCTTTGTTCATCCAGATACCAAAGCAACCAGTCAATGCGCCCATGCAAACTGAAACTAAACCAGCCTGTCCATTGCTAGGATCAGGCAAAGACATGTACCAGTGTACGCTTTGGTAAGTTAAAATAGTAACCACTAGCATCATCAGCCGTGGGAATATCTTGTATTCATCAATCACTGTTGCTGGCATATAAACGCTCCGCTATCCGTTTATGCGTGGTGATTATAACAACTTTTCTGTTTTTGTATACACACCACACACCTGACTTAATTTCTATCAACTGCAAAACATGTGACTGCTTGCCCGACATTCTTAACCATTACCTCTGCTTTGGCCTTTGCTCTGTTGCAATGCGCCTCAGTGCCGAACGCACCTAGCTGATAATACTCAAATCTATTGTCTATGAAACTAAGCCACACAAGAATCCACATTACCAACGATCCAAGTAAACGCCCAGATAATAGACACAGAGAGCCAGAACGATTACAGCCATGGCAATCCCCGCGAATGTTGCTATCGCTTCCATACGCTCCTCTCTGGCCTTCTCAGCAGCCTTCTTAGCAGCTTGCCTCTGCTTACGAGCTTCAGCTTGCCATTGCTGCCAACGATCCCATGTGCCAGGGGGCGCATATAAACGACAGTAAGATTCTAACTCTTGCCGCTTTTGCTTTAAGTTTTCTAGGTGTTGAAATTCTTCCCAATCACCTTCCGAGCCACCAGTGATTGCAGTAAGTGGACTGTTCTTCTTGCGTTGAACAGCCTCCTTTACATCTTCTTCCGCCGAAAGAAACTTACCAACCGCGCCAATAAGTCCCGCAGTTTCTTTACCATTACTGAGAGCTTGACGGATAACCGAATAAGCGGCGTTCGCAGCCATGATGCTCTCAAGTACAGCCAAGTCATTATCCCGATAGGCTCAGTCTTAGCAGCATAATAATTATAGCTGCCGACGAGCCAATCATAATAGCTTCTAGTCTTTTCACACGATTGAACAGATCCTTAAACTGAATATCCATTTCAGTTTTCATGGCAACAATTTGCTTTTCAATTGTGTCAATGCGCTCATGCGCTGATGCAACAGTACGTTTGTCCATCTCATTCCTCTTACGGTTCTACAGGCCAGTCCTCGTCTGCTAGGTTAGGCCATGCGTCTAGGTCAGTTAGGTCACGTAGTTCCTGACGATAAGTAGCCCAAGCTGTCTTTGCTTCATTCTTCAATGGGCTATCATTCATC